TAGAACTATTTGAAAATATAGCCTATGTAATGGCAAAGCATGGAGATAAATCTGTGCCAGATAGTCCAGAAGAATGGTTGGATAATTTCTCAACCTTTTCAATTTATCAAATCCTACCTCAGCTAATAGAATTATGGGGGCTTAACATAAAGTCGGAAGAAGTTCCTAAAAAAAAGTAAGGCCAACAGAAAGACCAATGACTACACCCTTATTCCTATTAAGGGCAGTAGAACTTGGTATTTCTGTTTCTGATTTATCCCTATTAACAATTGGACTTGTAAATGATATGTTCACAGAAAAGAATAACGATGAATATAAATACAAGGAAGTAGCCACACAAGAAGATTATGATAAGTTCTAATCTTCAAGCTTAGCTACTCTTTTTTCAGCATCTTTATAGACTTTGGATTCGGCTCTTGCACCGATAATAATGACAAGAACTTCATCATCTGATTTTTCCAATTTATAAACAATCCTAAGACCTGAACTCTTAAGTTTAATTTTCATAAGACCAGCAAGCTTAGAATCAGAAAGGTTAGAAAGAGGCTTGCCATACCCACCTTCAGTATTAGGAAGAGGATTTATTAAGATCCTCTTAAGTGCTTTATCGACAATTTTTCTTTGAGATCCATCTAAGGCTTTATAGTCTTGGATGGCTTCTTTTATAAAGGATAGTTTATAGTTCATTCGATTTCGTCCTCATCAAGAGGAGAGACTTCATTTAAATTGATATGAAAGGCTTCTTCAAATTCATCTTGAGAAATTAAATCGGATTTATCCATTGATGACATCCTTGTATTGGCAAGCATAAGATCTCTTGCATCTTCGAGCTCATCAATGAGTTTCGTATATTCATCAGGGGAAACAAGAATGCACTCAGGAGCGTTGTTCTTTAATACGACCTTAGAACCGTTCATTTTGACATCATCGAAAATACGTCCAGCTAGGCCTCGATTGAATTCAGAAATGGATACAGTCTTATTGGATAATTCTTTTACAAAATTCATACTTATCACCTCAAGATAAGTATAGCAGAAATTGATAAAAACATCAATAAAAACACTGATAAATATATCTCTAAAGAGGGGGTGAGATATTGGCAAATAGAATAAAAGGGATAACTGTTGAGATTGGTGGGGACACTACCAAATTACAGACTGCACTAAAACAAGTTAATACGGAGATTAAACATACTCAGTCTGAACTTCGTGATGTCAATAAACTTCTAAAACTTGACCCTGGAAATACAGAGCTTATCTCACAAAAGCATAAGCTATTAGGACAGACCCTAGAAGAGACAAAGAACAAACTAACCTCTTTAAAAGAGGCACAAAAACAAGCTGAACAGGCTCTCGCAGAAGGAAAGATTTCCCAAGAGCAATATGATGCCCTTAAACGTGAAATTATTGAAACAGAACAAGCTCTTAAATCTCTAGAAAGACAAGGCGCAACCACCAATCAAACCCTTCAAAACATAGCTATTACTGGAGAAAAATGGCAAAACACAGGGCAAAATATAGAAAACGTAGGAAGAAAAATGATGCCAGTATCTCTTGCAGTAGCAGGTCTTGGAGTAGCAGCTGTAAAGACTGCATCAGATTTTGACTCAGGTATGTCAAAGGTAAAAGCAGTATCTGGTGCAACGGGGTCTGACTTTGATGCTCTGAGGGAAAAGGCTCGTGAAATGGGAGCCAAGACCAAGTTCTCAGCATCTGAAGCGGCAGAGGCTATGAATTACATGGCCATGGCTGGTTGGAAAAGTAAAGATATGATTAGTGGTATTGAAGGAGTCATGAACCTTGCTGCAGCTAGTGGTGAGGACTTAGCGACTACTTCAGATATTGTTACAGATGCCCTTACAGCCTTTGGTTTAAAAGCAGAAGACTCTTCTCACTTTGCTGATGTTCTTGCTGCTGCATCATCTAATGCAAATACCAATGTTTCATTAATGGGTGAAACCTTTAAATATGCTGCACCTATTGCTGGGGCCCTTGGATACTCAGTTGAAGACACAGCAGTAGCTATAGGTTTAATGGCTAACGCAGGAATAAAAGGTTCACAAGCAGGGACAGCTTTAAGGTCTGGGCTAACAAGACTCGCATCACCAACTAAAGAAGTTATGAACGGAATGTCCATGTTGGGCTTATCTATTGAAGATGTACAGGGTCTTTCACTTGATGAGACATTAAGCACCTTTAGAGTTGCCTTTGCCAATTTAGATGGAACTCAAAAAGCACAAGCAGCATCCATGATATTTGGTAAAAATGCCATGTCAGGAATGTTGGCAATTATAAATGCCAGTGAAAAAGACTACAACAGCTTAAGTGATGCCATATACAACGCAGATGGAACAGCAGAAAAAATGGCTACTACTATGCAGGATAACCTAGCTGGTCAATTAAAGATTTTACAATCTGCCTTAGAAGAATTAGCCATATCCTTTGGAGAACTTTTAATGCCTGCTGTTAGAAAAGCAGTAGATATATTAACAAAACTGGTAAATGGACTTAATGCACTTCCAGGTCCAGTAAAAGGTATTATTGCAGGTATCGGTCTTTTTATAGCTGCTCTTGGACCTGTACTTATGATTGTAGGAAAACTTATCTGGTCAATAGGAACTATTATGACCAAAGGACCTCTAATAGTAGGAGGAATAACTAAGATAGTTGGAATCTTTACAGGTACACTTATACCAGCAATTACTGCAGTAGTATCAGCCATTGGGATTGTTCCTATTGCTATTGGTGCAGTAATAGCTGGTCTTGTTCTTTTATGGAAGAAGTGCGACTGGTTTAGAGAAGGGGTCATCTCCATATGGGAAACTATTAAGGAATCAACTGTTGCCATTTGGAATGGAATAAAAGAATTTTTCGTAAACCTATGGCAAGGGATATCTGATTCATGGACAAGTACCTGGACTGAAATCACAAGTTTTCTATCAGAATTTTGGACTGGATTTATTGAAGGAGTGAAGAATACTTGGAAGGGAATCAAGGACTTCTTTGCCAATCTATGGAATGGACTTGCTGAAGGTTGGAACAGTATATGGACATCTATAACAACTTTTCTAACTGAATCTTGGAATACCTTTATTGAGGGAGCCAAGAGTTTATGGCAAAGCTTAGGAGAATTCTTTACAAGCCTCTGGACGGGAATTCAAAATACTTTTACTAATATATGGACAGCTATTTCAACTACAACTACAGAAGTATTTACAGCAGTTGGAGAATTTATCAGGACTACTTGGGAAGGTATTAAGACTTTAATTTTAACAGTTCTTGATGCTATAAAGGTAAAAGTTGAGACCATTTGGAATGGACTAAAAGAGTTTTTAACAACAGTCATTACTGCAATCGGAGAATTTATTTCTACATCCTGGACCAATATAAAAACGACAATTGAGACTATCTTGACTTCTATTAAGACGGTCCTTGAATCAATCTGGAATGGGATAAAGACCTTTATATCATCAACGATGAATAATATTAAATCCTTTGTTTCATCTGCTTGGAATTCCATAAAGTCGACTATTTCCTCTGCAGTGAATACTGCAAAGTCAGCAGTATCGTCTGCATTTAATTCTATGAGATCAAGTATTTCATCTACCATGTCAAATATTCAGTCCACTATCAGAAATGGATTTAATAATGCGGTTAATCACATTAAGAATTTGGCATCTCAAGCTTATACATGGGGAGCTGATATGATTAATGGAATTGCAAGAGGGATTAGAAGTGCGATTAGCAATGTGACATCTGCTGTATCGAATGTAGCATCAACTATTAGGTCTTACTTGCACTTTTCAGTTCCAGATGTTGGCCCACTTACTGACTATGAATCATGGATGCCAGACTTTATGGAAGGCTTATCTAATGGAATAGAAAAGAGCAGAAGACTAGTACAATCTTCAATGAAAAATGTCGCAAGTGATTTGGTTTTAAGCCCAAGCATATCAGCTGTTGGCATAGGTGGACATGATAAAGAATCAGCTATAAATGGAATTGATATAGGAAGACAAATATCCGATGCACTTGCAAACATCAATTTAAAATCTGAAAATTCTGGAGATATAGTCATACCAGTATATCTTGGAGGGACTCTCCTTGATGAAGTTATTGTCAATGCATCTATGCGTAAGAATTTAAGAAGTGGAGGGAGGTAATGAAATATCAATCATATTTAATTATTGAAGGAGTAGACCTACCTCTACCAAATTCTTATGATTTGGAGTTTAGAGATATTGAGGCAGATACTGGAGGAGAAACAGAGGCAGGAACTATTCAGAGAGATATTGTTAGAAACAAAGTAGCAAGTATTTCTATAGGCTTTTCTTGTAGCCCTAAACTTGTAAAGACCTTAAGTAGTTTTGCTAATATGTCTAATCTTAATGTTAAATACTTAGATACAGAAACATTGGAATTAAAAGAGGCACAAATGTATATAGATAAGTTCCAAGTCAAATTAATAAAAGATACTTCTTATAAGGGATTGTGGGAAGTATCTTTTTCATTGGAGGAATATTGATGCATCCAACAAGTGAGGAATATAAAACAGTTATAAAAAAGAACTCTCGTAAATTTTACTGGACGGGAAATATCATCTTAAAAGATGAAACTACTATTCCCTTTACCAATAAAGATATTCTTAAAGGGTCTGGATATATCCATCGTTCTTGCTCTGGATCTTCTGAACTTGAAATAGGTACAGTTTATGCTGGAGAGTTTGGAATTAGCCTTTTTTCAAATATAGATAGGTATTCTCTAGAAGATTCAAAGCTAGAACTTTTTTACCATCAAGAATTAGAAAGCAAAAAGATAGAAACCATACAAATGGGAATCTTTGATGTTACTGAGGCAAATAGGTCTAAGAAGATTTTAGAACTAAAAGGCTATGATTATATGCTTAGGTTTGATAAGAATTTCCCAGTTACAGATACCTTTGGTACAGCTTTTGAATTACTAAGTCTTTCATGTGAGAAGTGCAAGGTAGAACTAGGCATGACAGAAGATGAGTTAAAAGCTTTTGTAAACGGTGAGGAAGTTTTGGCAATATATCAAGACCATGATATTGAAACTTACAGGGACTTTATTCACTATATAGCATCGACCCTTGGTGCTTTTGCTGGGGTTTCTCGTGATGGTAAGTTGGTTTTAAAGAAGTATGCAGAAAGTATATCAACTGAAATTAAAACGAGAGAAAGATTTTCTTCATCAATATCAGATTTTAAGACAAGATATACAGCCATCAACTCAACAAATGCCAAGACTAAAATAGCTGAATATTACTCTTTAGAAAATGATGATGGACTAACTATGAATCTTGGAATAAATCCGTTGATGCAGTTAGGACTTCCAGAAAAAAGAAAAAGAATGTGTGAGGCACTTCTTACTGAAATTTGCAAAATTCACCACACACCTTTTGATATGGTAACTATAGGAGACCCAAGTCTTGATGTTGGAGATAGGATAGCTATTTCTTATGAAGAAGAAAAGATTGAAGGACTTATTACTGACATAGAATACAAGATAAATGGTAAGCACAGGATTTTAGGAGTTGGAAAAAATCCATATCTATCAAAGGCTAAAAGCAAGAATGATAAAAATATAGTTGGACTTTTAAATCAGATTGAATCTGAAAAATTAGTAGTTCATGCCTATTCTAATTACTCTGCCTTTAATCTTTCTACCACAGACACGCCAATAATTCGTATCGAATTTGCCTCCAATAAGGAAACGGAGGCAATTTTTAATGCCTCTATATTGTTAAATATAATTTGTGATACTGAAGAAAAAACTAGAAAGATATCAAGAAAGGTTAAGAAACAAGTAGAGGTTTTAAATAATGATGGAAAATCCTATGATCCTCCAAAGTTTGATACCCAAGAGGGCACAAGCGAAAAAGAGGAAGTAGAGGAATTAGACTTTATTGAAAACATAGAAATACCAACAAGGATAGTTATTACTTATGTTTTCAATGATACGAAAATAGAACATCACATTCCAAAGGAAACCTACTTAAGTGGTGACCACATTTTAAATCTTTTTTATCCATTAACTAAACTTCAGGAAAAGACGATGAATAATTTTTCAGTTTTAATACGACTTGAGTCTGGTCAAGCAATGATTGGAAAAGATAATGCTATTGCAGCTATATCTGGTCAATCTTTAGGTTCTACAGAGGCTTGGGATGGAAAGCTTAAAGTTGATGAATCCTGGAAGAGAATAGAACTTAGTCATTCATTCTTGCTTAGAAAATTGAAGGCTGAATACAAAGTTGAAAGTCAAGTCCCAAGATTACTAGTATTTAATGAAAAGGTAGGAAGATTTAAGTACCAAGGATTAATGCTTGGAAAATATAAAGAAGAGATTACTACAGAATTTAAAGATAAGGAGGAAGGAAATGCTCAAGGGTAAATCAGTCATCGAACTAACTGATGTGAGGACAAATAGGAAGGAGATATATGAAGATGAAAACTTAATAACTAATGCAGTCCCAGATTTATTAAGGCTCAATCCTATGGGGTTAATGTACCCTATGGGTGATTCGAGAATTACTCAATATGAAAAAGAAATATTTCCTATAGCAACTAAATGTTATGGTGGGATCCTTTTATTTGAGGATAAGTTAGAGGAAGATCCAAATAAAATATTTGCTCCTTCTGATAATCAAATCATAGGCTATGCATCCAATGATGTAAATTCAACGGATGCACCAAGAAGAGGTTCAGCTAATCTT